GGTCTTTGGACGTAATTTGCATAGTATTGTGCCTGAATTTCTGGAGGTCTATATCCTTCTGTTATAACAGCTCTAACACCTGTCGCAGCTTCTGCTTTTTGTATAGCAGAAGCCATTTTGGAAGCAAATTCTGGATTTAACTTATCAGCGTTTACACCAACGAATCCAGACCCACCTCCTTGTCTAGATTGTAAAAATTGTTTAGCAGAATCTGGTGCTAGTTTTTCTCCACCGTGATCGTGTTCTTGTGATGTAGAAGTTCCAGAACCTGTAGTTACTGGATTCTGAGAGACTGGTGTTGCGTCTTTAGAAGAGGTTTCAGGAGTAGAAACTGTTGTTTCCGAGATAGGCTGTTGTGATTGATTATCAGTTTGATTATTTTTACCAGAAGCTCCCGATCTGGCAGCTTCCATATATTTTAAATGTTTTCCGTGTTTCCAAGTTGTCCAATCTTTTGGAACACCATGTGCTTCACGAAGCATTTGAAGAGCGACTCTAGCATTAGTTTCTGGGTTTCTTAATTCATTAGCATCAGATAATCCGAATTTTTTTAAACGTTCTGGACCCATTCTTCCTAACATATTAATTTGCCATAAACCGTAAGAATCATCTCCGGTTCTTGGATTATTATTACGTATATTAGGATTTCCTCCTGATTCTGGTTGAGAAATGGCTCCTAAAATTGTAGCCTCTTCTTCTGTTCCTCCAACCTTTCTTATTAGAGAAGCAGCCTGTGAAGCATTATATTTTCCACCAGCGCCGGTAGATTGAGGGACATTTTCTGATCCTCCCCCACCACCTCCAGCCATATAACCAGTGGCGCCTCCAATGGCTGCTCCTGCAACAAAAGGTACCCCTTTTAAAAGTATTTCTCCAAGTTTACCAGTAACACCACCAAATCCCGCTGTCAAACCAGCAGTTAAACCGCTAAGGAGGCTGTTTGGTCCTGTAGATATAACACTTTGCATATTTCTATCTAATTGATATATACCATCAGTCATATTTTTCATAGATATAGCCATGGTTTTCATATCACCACGCATAGCAGTTTGAATAGATAATGACTCTTCAAACACTCTTTCCAGATTATCAAATTTAGAATTTGTCTGCTCTAATTCATGGACGACTTCGTTTATACTATTAGAAAGATCCGCCAAATCTCTTCTTTGAGCAGCAAAGATGTTAGATATATCTTTGACAATTTTAGTCATGCTAGCAGCACCTGCAGTAGCTGCTTGTCTAAATTGACCTGCAGAACCTGACATTGCGACCGATATGCCGGATTTGATTGCTGCTAATTCTTGTGTTTCTATTGCCATTTTTTACCTTATTTCTTTTTGGCTTCTTCTAATTCTTTTAGATGATCTACTAACATCTGAACATATATGTCTCTTTCGAAAGGTATAAGATTTTCAATTTCACTAATTGAATATTTATGGTGCTGAGCCAATGAGAATATAGAAGTATAGTAGTTTACAAGAGTGTTATGGCTCAGCGCCAAGTAAAAAAATCGTTTAACGAGCTCAATACGATTTCTCTATCGTTCCCAAGAGAATTTTTATACGCAATCTTATATTCCATCTTAGGAACATTAACTAAAAATGCTTGAATCTTTTCGAAAGTTTTGATATCTAAACCTTCTAAGAACTCTACAAGCTCTTCTTTTTTATAATCAATGCATTCATATACTTGATCTTCGTAATAAATTGAATCTATACAACGAATAATCAATTCAAACATGTAATCTTTCTCAAGATTTAGAAATTCTTTATCGTCATACAATGCGGCAGATGGATATTTCATAACGATGCCAGATTTGTTTGTGATCTTAATATTGTTATTAGTCTTTTCGGGATATTTGATTTCTATCTTATCTAAAGGAATATCAAAATCATACAGTTTCTGATCTTCATTGTCTTTATATGTTACTTTGACATTGTTATCGACTGAAATAGATCGTAGTTTTAAAAAGATATATTCTAGGTCAAAAATAGCTAATTTGTTGATGTCTAGTTTGGGATCTAAACAACAATTATTAATTATTTGTTTTATAGTTGATAGAATGTCAGAAGGAGTTTCGCTTTCTTTAGCCATCAAAAGAAGTTTCTCTTCTCTGACAAGGAAAGGTCTAAAACTAATATCTTTCTTGGTAGAAGGTATTTTAATTTTGTGTATCGGATAGTCAATTTTCGGTAAAGACATATTCTACTCCATAATTTATCTTACTGGTGTAACTGGTAAACCTATTGCTGTGCTTTCTCTCTGAGCATTAGATACTATTGAGGCTTTTGGTTCTGTTCTTATATTTGATTCTTGAGAAGAACCTTCAATAACATATTCGGTGTATGCGATAGAAACATTAATTTTCATCAGGTTTGAGTCGCCCCAAGATAAAGGTATTTCTCTTATTGCTGTTGGGAATGCATCAAATAGATTAATTTTCTGTATTATGTTGCCATAATGATCATATATCAGAATCATTATAATAGAAGAATACTCTTCTTTATATTTTGCAGTATAGTTTGGCGTGCCACCGTTTGTATCCGCATTAAATTGAAAAACGCTTCTAGTCCAATGATACCAGAACTGCCAAAACTCGCAGAAATGATCTCCTAATACAGAAATGTTTACTTCTTGGAATTGTGCATTGTAAGGCATTTTCTGCGTTGGTCCGATGACGTATCTGTTTACGTCAGCGCTCATTATAGATATTCCTGGAGCTCTAACTTGGTCTATTCTGAAAGATAGGTTTTTGGTTATTTCTCCTACGTTGACAGGCGTTCCTTGGTTTACGATTGAAGAATTTTGTAAAACTCTCGGAGGCTGAACGTATACCTCAAATGAATTATTATCCAGATATCCATGTTTTGCTATGGAAGATCTGAATTTTTCAATATTAAATCCGGTAGTACCGCTTGGCATTTTTACTCCTAATAAGGTGGCGAACCAGCATATCTTTTATTTGGGTTCACAGACCATCTTTGAAGTGGTAGCATAATAGCTTTTTCCCAATCTGCCGGGTTTACTAAATGAAAAGAACTTCTTACATGAGAAAACAAATATCTTTTGATACACTGCTCATGACCTTTGAACTGATTAGCATATCTTTTTAATAATTCATATGATATAGCTAGTTTCGTTGTTTCATTATATTTATTATTATTCTTAGTATCATCAAGAGCTTTTAAAAGTTGTAATCTAGCCAAAGGAGGCAAATAGTGAAGGTTTATGCCTAAAAATCCATCCAGATACATTTCTATTGGTATAGCTAAAGGATGCATGTCATAAAAAGGCAGAATCATCTTATATTTGGGATCATAGAAAAATAGAAACATAGATCCTATTTCAGGACTAGAAAACTTTTTGAAGATTTTATTGGGATCTGATCTTTCTTTCTTTTTACTCATATCTTCAACAGAATCTTTAAACCAATCTATAGAATCTTTCTGAGAAGATGCAATTTCTCTGGCAGTTCTTTTAATAAAGCTGTCAAATTTATTTGTTGCCATTAAAATTTAAGTCCTAGTTCGTTTTCGGTTAAGATTTTGAACACGTATCCTCGATCTTTACAGTATTCTCGAGCAGCTTTCCATTTAGCGGAATTAACTCCCCAAGTCAAGACTTCATTTAAGTATTTTCGGGATTTCTTTTTACTCTCAGTTATAATTGGTGGCTGAGTTTGTTTAAAAGGTTTTATCTCGATCAATTCTGTTTTCGAACTATATTTTACTGTAAAGTCTACGAAATATCTGTGAATTTTTTGATCTACCGGCGAACGATATGGTATGATCGTTTCCTCGCTCTGCCACCAAATAACTTCAGGATCAGAATCTAGTTTCATCATATATAGGCATTCCCACCAACTTCTGTATATTATGTTAGTTGGGTCGCCTTTGTATTTCTGTGGGTTTTTAGGTTTAAAGTAACCTTTATTTGTAGTCATTCTAGTATTTATAATAAATAAAGATAAAAACAATATTTATTAAGAGGAACCATGGCGCTTACCCCTAATTTCCCAACACCACCACAAAGATCCGGAGGCGGAGGCATGACCTTCCCAGAGGATTTAATTTCATCTGCCGGAGATAGAAAATATTATACAAGCATATCTTTTATGAATTATGAAGGATACAGTTTAGCAGGCGGGTTTGGTTTGACTTTTGGTAGCGGTGTAAAGCTACCCATGCCAAGAAAATTGAATGATAGAGAAGTTTTATATTGGGAAGAATGGAATGGTGGACAAAAACTAGAAAGTGGAGCTGAAAGATTACTGCAGGGTATGATGGGTGGAGGAATGATGAGTTCTATGTTTGCCGATGCAATTACTGCTGGCACACAATATGCTCAAGTTGCTTATGGTAAAACTGTCAATCCTTTTATGTTTATGATGTTTAAAAGACCAGCTTTTAAAGAACACACATTGCAATGGACTTTAGCTCCGAGATCTAGAAAAGAATCGGATACTCTTAAAGACATAATTAAAATGTGTAAAAAATCTGCATTGCCACCAAAACCTTCCGGATTGTTGATGGACTATCCGAAAATAGCGATGGTTCAGCTTTTTGCTGGAGAGGGCGATGATCAGTACCTTTATAAATTTAAACCATGTGCTATCGTTTCTGTAGAAGTAGATTATAGCGGAACAGGATTACCTGCGTTTTTTGAAAGCGGTGCTCCTGTTGCAGTTAATTTAACATTAAATTTAAAAGAAATTGAGCTTTGGTTCCAAGACGATCCAGGTTTAATGTAATTCGGAGCAGTTATGCCTCAAAGATATTTCGATAAATTCCCAACAATTACATACTCAAATACAGAAGTTGTGGACATTACTAGAAGAGCTGCTGTTCTAGATAGAGTAATTTCCAATCCTTATGTGTATTTTCCTTATGAGATATCTGAAGAAGAAAGAGCAGATCAGTTCAGTTATAGATATTATAAAGACCCATTCAGAAGTTGG